TTGTTTACTTATGATCTCTTGAGAAGTCAGTTTAGTTTCATGCACAGCTAATAGACTTGATACGCTGTTTGAAATGTCTGTAAGTTTATCAATGGTGGTATCCAAACGATCAACAAGCGCGCCAACAACTGCCATATCTTTACGTAGATACGACATGTCCTCAGCTAGCTTGTTGACGTTTGGAGCAGCCATTATTCAGTTGGTTCCGTTCCAGCTTTCATAGCAAGAGCAGCGCCACCGGCAGCAAGTACTGCACCTAGACCAATACCCCATGTTGATGCATCAAATGCAGCACCACGATAGATATCATAGATCGAGAGGCCAAAGAAGATGATTACTCCTTTGGCCCACAAGATTCTACCTAGGTCAAGCGTCTTGTTATCTTTTCCAGTGAATGTCTGGAAAATCAGATTCTTTAACTTAGCAAACATTTTTGAGACTCCGTTTGAAAACGAAATCATAATTTAGAAAGGACCGTGGTCCTCGTCAGAGTCACGATATTTGTCGATTGCAGCCATCATCTTGATTTCATTGTCAGTTTCAATTGACTCGGCTTGAGCATTGATAACATGAGCTTCTGCAAGTGCTTTATGATCTGTCTTACCAAGCTCTTGTGTCTTGATATTTGGATCGAATTCAGTTACCTTCATACCCATCATCGTAGCAAAAGCACCAACAAAGGCACCAACGATGGTCGAGAATGCAGGACCAATAATCTTAAAGATCTCGTTATTGTCAATCAGTTCATTTGGCATAAACATACCAACAAGGAAGATTGCAACAACAGCAAGCATGATTGCGCCAAGAATAGTAGCAGCCATCTTCATGATGGTTAGCTGAATCTTGCCTTTTTCAAGTTCTAGTTGTTCGAACGATGTAATAGGTGGCGATGAGAAAAACGACATTAGGCTCATTTCTTTTTTACACCCTTTACTACTTTCTTCACGGCAGCTGCAGCTTCAGCAACTTCGTTGATTGCTTCATTTGCAGCTTTTGCATTCTTATCAGCAAGTGCTTTTGCAACTTCAAGATCTTCAGCTGTTACTTTACCGTCTTTGTTTAGGTCAAGTAGACCAAACCACTTTTTAATTTTTTCCCACATGGTTATCTCCATTACTTTTTTATTGTTGTAGCAAGTTTACGAGCAACACTGAGTGGAAGACCATCTTTAGAAGTATTTAATAGTCCGAGTGCTGCAATCAAAGCGAGCATAGTCTTAGAATCATCTTTACCGCCTACGCGGTTGAGAGAGTTAGCAATGACGTTGACAAGGTTATCCTTTGAAGGAGTATCTTCTGTGTCTTCTGGCTTGTCAAAATCTTTAAACTTCTTCATTTCTTTTTCTCTTTGGCCATGGCATCAACCGCGTCTTTATTCTGAATTATCCATTGCTGGAGTTGTCTGAGTTGCTCGGCGTTGGATTGGCAGGTGGCGTAGTTTGAGATGATGGTGAGGAGGGCTGAATTGTCTTTAATTCCTGAGGGGCTCGCATCAGAAGCTCTGGTGGCGTCGGCATTACCGGATGTGGCACTAAGGTCGTGCGTGTACACCCAGCCGTTAGACAAATCGTACTGAGCAGGAACAGAGTCTTTAACGATGTCGCGGTATACATATTCTTTCTCTCTAATTGTGTTAACTCTATCAACATATTCAGTGACTACCTGAGTAGAAATAGCAGAATTTTGCTTCTCCAATTCCGCAACTTGCGCACTCTTTTCGGCAGAGAATCTAGCCAACTCAGCTTCTGCATAAGCAGATCCCTTCATATATCCAAATACAAATACCCCTACAAGAGCACCACCAATAGCAAGTAGCTTATATGGTAGAGGAATCATACCCAACATAATTTATTTCCTTGCAAATCTTTTGAAACTCGCGAGTACTACTTTCTTCTTTTTCTTCATGTGCACGCCCGGTTCACCTTGTGGACCTACACCAAGACCAGCAACATTACCAGCACCAGCAGCATTCACTGCAACTTCTTCGTGCACATCATGCTCAGAATCAAGTTCTTTAAACTTTGATTGAACACCACGATGGAATGCTGCAGCGTGTGAGTGTGAAGCAAACTTGAATGCTGCGCCTTTATCAGATGCATAATCCAATTTGCCACCGTGTGCTTCAATATGCTTTTTAAACTCCGGTGAGTTCATTTGCTTTTCACCCTGAGAGTCATATGTCTTAACATGTACAGAGTGAGCAACTTCTTCTTTAATACGACCTACTTTTTTATTCACAGCGGCCATAAGTTTCTTGCCATCCATACCAGCAATACGAGCCGCATTGACAACATGGCCTTTATTAAGATTTTGTTTGTTACGTCTTATTAATGCATCAGCGTAAGAGTCGACATCTTCATTCATCTCACCTTGCAGGTAATTTGATGCAGTGGTGATGTAGTCTTCTGCGAGCGTGATCTTTGACTGAACCCATTCAGGAAGATTCGTATCGACCTTCAGCATATCATGCATACGCTGAGCGTTAGCAATGATAGACTTGAGTTGCGACATAGCCATATCGCCTTCGTAGTCGTACTCTTGTTTTTCTTTATTAGCCACTAGATCTTCCTTAGAATCTTGATTATATTCTCGTCCATTGCAATGTCTGAACTAAATATGGTTTTGTTCTGGAACCCGATACCTTTGACTGTATCAGGCATATGTCCTAATAATACAATGAATGGTTTCAACATATGATGATAACCATCTAACTTAAAGAAAAGCATTCGTGTAGCAGGTGGACCAAATACATTATAAAGAATAATCAAATGATTGATTACCAGTCTTTCTTTGAGTTCACCAGTTTCTTCATAACGATTAAACAATCTTTTGATATACTTGAATCGAGCTAAATCCTCATAAAATTCAAGTGTATCAAAACATTGTGGGTTATCATAATGTTTAGCGGCGTATAACAAAAAGTTTGTTTCATCAAGTTTATCAATCATTATGCAATTCTTACTTTGACAACCCCTGCAGCAGTATAGTATAGTTGTCCAAGTGCAACACCCGCGGTGTTGGCAGCTGTATCATCTGCATAAGGACCTTGTACGATAGCTTTACGTAGTGTGGATAATGTAGCAGACTTGGTCGTGTTAGCGGAGACATCCTCAACAATGAAGAGGTCCCCGCTAGCAATCGACGTGTTGGCCGTGCCAATCGAAGTGAATTCAGTTATTTTTTTGGCACGATCAGTCATGAGTTATCCTTATGCGTCTGGTAGGATTGCGTCGTCAGATGCGTCATCCGAGAAGTTACCACCAAATGCAACTAGTGTTTCGTACTGTACACGACCTGCACGACCACCAGTACCAACTGTGCGCATTACCCAACCAGTGTGAGCTGCACCCTTGGTGTAACCGGTTTCAGTCAGTTCAGCAACTGCAGTAGCAGTTTCACCTGTCAGAGAGTGACCGGTTTCTGTTACACCCTTTGTAAGGTCGATAGTGTCACCATTAGGAACAGTTGTGAGTGTAACAGCTGTTGAGTTCGATGTCTTGATGTAATATGCAGTGCCTGATGTCAGGTTTGTCAGAGCAGTATTACCAGCAGCAACTGTATAAGTTACCTTATCACCAGCAAGGAAGATGCTGTTTGCAGATGAGATTGTAATAGCGTCTGTTGCGTTTGTCACAGCCGAGTTAGCATTAAAGCTTTGTGCACCTGGTGCAGCAATTGTTACTGAAGGAGCAGATGTATATCCACCAACAGTTACGTTAGCTGTGACTGCAGTAATGCGGCCACCTGTTGCAGCAGAATTAGCAAGCTGTGTATTTGCACCGCCTGTTGTATTTGCAACTGTAACAGCAGCATTTGCAGCGTATCCAGAACCAGCGAATGTAATTACATATTGTTGTACAGCCGCGTTGCCAGAAACACGAATTTCTGTAGCATCTAGACCAAATTGGCCTACTGCTTCATTAGCAATAAATGCACCAACAGTTGTGTTACCAAACAGAGCTGATTGGTTTGTTGTGTTAGGTGTTTTGTTAACTAACGCTGTAGCCCATAGGACCGAGTTTGCAGCGTCATCTGTATTGCCCCATTGAGCCATTGTAGTTTCCTCCTAAGAACTTTCTTTTATTTATTATTCTTCTGTAGTGAGCATGTCGATCATGTACTGAGACATTTTCTTATGAAATCTTTTTGGTCGACCATTGACCATCACGGTGTGTTCAGGCATAGGCTTCTCAGAAAGAATAATCTCCTTTGTAGCAGATTCTTCCTGTGCCTTTACGACATCTACACCATTAACTACTAAACCGCCTACGTTGATAGCCATATTAGTGCCTATATCTTACGATCTCGCCAGTGTCCTTCGAAGCCTTAGGAACTGGAGCAGATACAGCTTTGACAAATTCTGCGTGTGACTTATGAGCTTGCTTTTGGAAAGCAGCTTTTTCTTGAGTAGTTCTGCGAGCAGCCATGTGATCTTCAAAGCGATCTGCATGGTTAGCAGAAATTTCATGTTCCTTATTGTCCATGAAACGAACTTTCTTGTTCATCGACTTGGCTTTACGAAGTTGCATACCAAGAGCTACCATATCGTCGCTGGCTTGATTTTGCTTTGCATGCCAAGCAGCCGAACCTTCCTTTGGTGGACGGCCACGACCTTCTTCAAGTTCTACTTCTTCTTTAGCAAGATTCTGGCGCAAGCTCTTGTAATGGCGAACCGCAGCTTTACGTTCAGGTGATCCACCTGGTGTCTTTAAAAGATCGGCATAAGCTTTTTTGATTTCTGGGCTGGTATTACCTTCATCAATTTCTACTTCTTCTGCCATGCTCTTATGAACTGACCATTTGCCCTTTCGAGTATCGCTACCGTATTCAGCAAACTTCTTTGCACGATCTTCAGAATCAAAATGCTTTGATACACGCTTGCCATTTAGTTGAACATGCCACATGTTTGCTTCTTCAAGTGTATCAACATTCAGCGAATCAATAAAGTCTTGCTCTTCCTTGGTCAGTTTGCTCACAGCAAGTTTAATGCCTTTTTCGCGCTTGCCCATGTCCTTGAAGTTCTTGCTTGACTTTTCGTCTGCAGCAATCTTCAGGCCAGCTGTAACACCTTGACTGCCCATTTTTGTGGCAGCCTTATTGATGTAACGGCCCATTGTTCCCTTCGAGAGTTCATCGATCTGCTCGGCATCTTCATTGCGAAGTTTGGCTTTAGCACGTTGCAGAAGACTTGGATTATAAACACCTGTTTTCTTTTTGATCTTTTTATCTGCTTCATCAGCATACACATGATGCTTATTTGTATCGGCTTCTCTTGCTTTTTTACGATATGCAAGAAGTTTTTCAGTCGAAAGCTCATCAATCTGCTCTGCATCTTCTTTTGTCAGTTTGCTTACAGCAGTCGAAATACCTTTATGACGCTTTGTCAGTTTCTTTTCAAGTGGTTTCGAAGAACTGCCGTGAGCTTCTTTGTGCCCTTGTCTATACGAAGCCATATCAATAGAATCTTTAGCTTTATTGATATAGCGGCCAAGTGTAGCTTTCGAAACTTCGTCAACCTGCTCAGCTTCTTCCTTGACTGGCTTCTTTTCTTTTGCCATCATATCACGAACCTTTTGAGCAGTCTTTTTATTTGCTTCAGTTGGTTCGTCAGCGGTTGGCATTACACCTTCACTTGCGGCTTTAAAGTCAGCATTTGTAGGAGCACCTTCAGATCCGGGCTTACGCATACGCTCACCAGATCCTGCTTTGATTCTCTTACGCTTGGCATGGATGTTATCCCATAGGCCACGCTTGCCTTCCTTCATTTCTTCCTTGTCATCTTCTTCTTCATCATCTTCTTTTTCACATTTTTCGCATTCACAATCTTTTGGGCATTTCTTGGCCTCGCCTAGAATACCTTTTACGGTATTCAGAAGGTCGGCAGAAAATTGATCTTCGAGTTTCTTTGTAAACATTTAATTAGTCCTTTAGTCTGCATCTATAATTTTAATTTTGCGTTCTGCCGCACGAGACCTTTTAATAAGGTATCTTTTTAGGTTATCTATATCTTTATCACCTTGGGGTCCTGCAATCGGATCAGGAGCATTTCCCTTTGGTGGGTTATAAAATCTTTTATCATCAGCCGGATGGTAATCAGCGTTTGGATCAATTTCATTATCATGTTCACCGGATTGAGTATGAAGTGAATCCATTGCAGCTTTTACAATAGCTTTATGTTCTTTTTCAAGCTTCATTCCAACGGCATGTCTCATTACAATATCACCATGCATCGTAGCACGAGCAATATGAGCTAAAGTAGCTTTACCAGTATGATGAACATCCTTGACAATATCAAATAATTTATCTAAATTCTCAGCCGCTGTCTGAGCATCAGAAGCATTCGTATCTTTTGGAAGATCCGCATAAAGCTTCTGTGCTTCAGGTGAAACCTCGAATGCCTTGGTGGTATATGAACCAACTGAAATCTGATCGTTCTGATCAGACTCAACAGCTCCCAAAGCAATATGATTACCTTCGTATATATCTCGAATTTTAGATTCTAAAGATCTATAACTCATTTCGTTGAAGCCCTTAGCATCCAAGCATGTTTATTGTGTTGGTCAAGTCTTTCTTCAATGAAATTTACCAAACCGTTCTGACCATACTTATCAGCTTCGTCTCTAGCACGTTGCAGAGAAGCAAGAACAATAGCATTATCTGCAAACAGTGTTGCAACCATTAACTCTGGTTTTATAATCAAAACTTCATCTCTGATGTTTGTCAGTTCACTGAATCTGCTAAATGCGGCTGGAGCATAAGCGTTCTGAGCACGAATTTCTTCGGCGAACTGGTCAATAGCTCCACCTACCTCTTCGTAGATCTTACCAAAGAAGTCATGATACATTGCAAACATAGGACCTTCTACATTCCAGTGATAGTTTTGAGCTTTCACATAGAATGCGTAAGTATCTGCAAATGCGATCTTAAGAGGGTTAATCACTTCTTCCATTATGTTCTACATCTCCATCTACGAAGTGACATTGCCTTACGTGTAGGACGCCCCTTCTCATCTTTCATTGGTCCTGGCATGCCACCCATACGAGCACAGAAAGACTTACGTCTCTTGGCATCCTTCGATCCAGGCTTGACTTTACCAGTTACAGCTGTTTGAATCTTCGATCCGGGATTATCTCTGCGAACAGCTTCAATCCCTTTTTGAGTCATACCTGCGCCAGACTCTGTGGATCTATAGTGACCCTTAGAATCTTCGCCACGAGCTTCTGAAATGAAATTCTTAAACCGTATCATCTGGCTTCCCATCTGTTAAGTTACCGGTTCCAATAATCTTTTTGTTTCTCTTTTGCTTACGTACAATTGTTTTACCATCGCCGGTTCTAACAACTACACCTTCAACATCAGCAGAACGAACTTCTTCCATTGCATCAACTACATCTGGATGAAGTTCAAATGCTGGTTTCATTTTGATGCCGCATTCTTCTGCAGAAAGAGTTACACCAATACCAGCTGTCCAAGCCATATTGAATGTTTCATTGAGGCTAGAATTATCTTGGCCCGGAGTATCTTTCTTGTACTTCTTTGTTAGAGAGTCTGTGCCAATTTCTCTCTTGTCAGCTGTATCTTCTGAGATGCCAGCATGCTTATGTGCTGAAGCCTTAAAGTCCATGCCAAAGTACTTGACCTTGCCATGCTTGTTTGAAGCTTTCCAGCCGCGCTGTGTTGTGCTTCCTTTTTCAACAAATGGCTTTACATAAGGTGTATTATTTGATTCGTCGATGATCTTCTTTTGAATCTCTTGCTGGCGTCTCTTTACCTTTTGACTTGGTGGTGGACGATCAACAACTTCTTGACCGCACATGCCATTCTTTTCTAGAAGTGATTTGAAAGCATTGTCAAGTTCTTCATTGACATTCTTTTCTTCACGAAGGTCTGCATCAAGAGTCCAAGCTCTGCCTTTGGCAATATAGCTATTGACTCGATTGAATGCAACCTGATCTCTTGACTGGCGATCGTCTTCTTCATATAGCGAAGCACCGCGCTCGAATACTTCTTTCAAAGTCGAGAACGGGATGCCAGTCTTTTCAGCTTTTTTGATAAGTGTTTCTGTAATAGAATCTGTGCCGACTGTAGAGTTTAGCATTCTACGAAGAGTAATGCTAATTGGATTGCTTTCTCTTTCAAACTTAGCAATCGCATTCTCAATGATGTCAACCAGTTCAAGTGTTGACTTATCGTTCAGATCATTAAACAGACCAGAAAATTCTTCTGCTGCTACTACAGTATGGAGACTCTTCATTTGAGCTCCACTATGAAAAGACTTAAGTCTTTCAAATTCTGCTTTTCTTAGCTTCGGTAGAAGTCTAGATGCAAGTCTCTTAATGAGATTTGTTTTCTTAGCAACTGCTGTATCTACCTGAATCTTCTCAGCGGTTGTCAGCTCTGCGTAAGGAATATCCTTGCGAGCCGAGAATCTTTTCTTGAGTAGTGAACGTGCTTTTGCTTCTGCTCTTGCTTGCAGTTTTTTTGGACCAGCAAGTTTTGCTTGAGAGACTTCTTTTGCTCTCTTCAGCTTTGGTTCTATACGCTTGAGTTGGCGAGCTCTTTGTTGGCGTTGAACGATTGTAAGAGCTTTACGTTCCTGAAGGGACGCGGTTAGGACGGCAAAGTCCTCGTTTGTACGGCGCTTGTCATCTAGCTGAGGATTGATTTCAATGCCGTCTAGTGGTTTACCAGTTGCAGATTTGCCCGTAGGCTTCTTGATATTCTTTTCTGGTACCGGTTTATTCTTCTTATCTTCCATCAGAGTTTCCCTTGGGCTTATCTGTAAACAAACGGGATTGCCGTAGCCTAACCGCCATGTTATTTATAAGAAAGAAACTCTTATCGTGAAATTTCTTCCCAGTCTACTGATGCATATATGTCTGCACCACCGGAGTTTGATGCAGCCACTAGCGATAGTTCAAAAGGCGCTCCGGTTAAACCATTTCTTTCTAATTGAAACTTGAAGAGAGCTTCTTTTAGAATATCAACAGATGTTGATCCCTGGTTAGAGCCCGATGTATATCCAGATGCTAAAATTCTACCGCCATCATAAGTGCCACCATCAATCTTGTATTCAACCGCACTGTTTGTGCCAGCATCAACCCATGTTCCACCATTTGATGTGCCACTTGCTCTTACTTGCCAGTTATAATGAGCATTGTTTGTAATACCAAGAACTGAAAGAGCCGTTAGAATTACAATAGCATCTAATCGATTCGGAGATGCTTTTAACCGAATCGAAAGAACTGTATAATAAGTTCCAGCTGTTGGTAGATCTACAGGCGCAGTAATAGGAACAGACGCGGCCTGTTGTAATCCACGCAGTTCGTATCCACCTTCTGAAACAACAGATGAACAAACCTGGCCCATTGTTGATGAACTGGCAGTAGTTCCTGTGTTCTTCATCTCATAGCGAAGTGGCAAAGATGCGGTAGTAATATATGTTGATGCAATTTTATTAGCATGGTGGAACGAATGGCAATGAACTAACTTACCATCAATAACAAACCCGCAACGAACTGTACCAAGACCAAGCCATTCAATATCCATCCAGAAGATTTGTGCTTTCGTCAGATCAAGTTCGATATTTGATGGGCATGGACCAAGACCCTGTCCCGGTACGTTAACAGACGAACCTTGAAGTGTATCGTTATTCCAATTGGCCTGTTCGACACGAGTTTCTACTAATTCACCAGTAACATACGAACGCTCTACAAGATATGCTGTAGTACCGTCAATCTCGAAATATATTCCGTTCTCTGCACCGAAGTAACCTACACGTTGACGTAGATTTGCTTTTGGTGTAGCAGGAACAAATGTATTGAGAACAAACAGCGATTTACCGGGTTGATAAGAACATGTTTTAGTAGTTTCTCGAATAATCTCTGCATTTGCAGTAGTAGGCAATGTAAGATTTATGAGACCTTGATTAGTACTATGAGCAACTGTCGTGCCCGCGGTGTTTGATGTAGACCAAAGTCCGTTATCTCGGTAACGATGAGAAGAATCAAAAAGAGTCAATGGTGTTGATGTACGCATACGACCAAACGCGTCAACTGCTACACCCGAAGGATTTGCTGGACCTACCAGATTGCCATAAGGATCCGCTAACATAACAGCTTCAAAGAGAGTTACGTTATGTGGTTGTTTCCATTCGTGTGAGTCGATACGCCATTGAGCCATTAATTAATCCAGTTCTTAAATCTTGCAATGAATGACTCGTGGATACCCATACCCTTACGAACATCATGATACAATTCATCTTTATGCGCTTTGCTCATGCCAGATGGAGCCATCTTGTGGAATGATTCTTTATCACCAGCAGTGGCATGTTTACGCATTGCAGTACCAGAAGCAGATTCGATTCCACCGCCACCTTCTTTGCGTTCACCGCCTACAGACTTGACTTTAATGCTCTTGAAATTGTAGTGTCCATGTCTCCCTTCAGTTCCATTGTACTTGTGTAACAAGTTATGAAACTCGTGGACACGATCTGAGCCAACATGCATAGTTACGTGTGAGTAACCAGCTTTGTGTAGCTTAGACATCTGATGAAGAAGTGTAGGATGGTCCTTTGTCATAGCCTCGACATGAGAACCTTTGACAGCACGAGAAAGATGCTTTACCTTTTGCTCAGGAGTCAGCGGATTCTTCTTGGCATCATGAGATCCCGTAGTTAGAATCTTATGATCCGCACCTTCCTTTTGAGCAGCACCCATTACATGTCTAACGACCATCTCGTGGCCAGCATGCACTGGATTGAATCTTCCTTGAGTGATATGAATCGACTTCATAGTGCTTTGTCCCTATTAAAGTTAGCAGCCGAGAACTCAGCACGATCTACGATCTTAGTAGGACGATTATGTCTTACTACAACAAATCCTTCAGGCTTAGATTTCTTACCATTAATACTATGGTCGAACTCAGCGTGGCTCGAGAGTGTGTTAGCCAATACATCCTTGGCTTTTTGCAAATGGCTATGCATCTGAAGAACACGCTCAAAATGACCACGATTACGTTGAATGTGAGCTACATCACTTTCCATAGCAGCCGTTTTCATAGCTTTAGCTTTATCTGTCTTAACAGAATCAACTTTTTTCTGATGAGACTTAGCAAGGTGAGCCATAAACTCGTTTACGTTTGGCTTGGTACCAGTACGAACTGTATGGTTGATATACGTCTTCAAAGGAATACGGTGGCTCTCAATAGCAGCATGAGTTTCTGGACCAGTCTTAGCATGAAGCTTAGCAGCGGCTGCCATATGCTTTACAAACCTAGTTTGATGCTGAGGCTTGTAATCAATACCAGACATGTCATGCTCAGTTGAAATCAGGTGAACGTCTTTATGAAGACCAAACTCATCAAGATTCGGAGCATACTCAGCTTTCATATCCTCGAGGTTCTTACCATTGTACTTGGTATGAACAGCCACGCCAATTTTAGATCTCGAAGCAGCTTTGCCATGAGGTGAATTCTTGTCAGCAGAATATGTAATGGTATTCGGAGTAAAGTGAATCTTGTTGCCAGACTCGTGCACATCATTTGGTGTATGCATGATATCACCTTGGAACACACCCTTCTTTGGAGTTACCTTTGGCAGGTGATCGAGAGCTGCTTTGAGCTTTTCAACAAGACCAGGCGCGTGACCATGATTACGCTGAATATCTTCATGCGTATAGTTGATCTTTGGATTCTTATTGAATGCAGACTTGGAAGCCACAAAGAACTTACCAGTTTCTGGATGGCGACCAAACACAACAGAAGGTGAACCATCATACTTCATGGTTACCTTAGTGGCATTATCTTTACCAGTTAGTCTGTCATGCACATCTTTGAGATTGTGATAGGCATGCGAGAAACCCTCGCCACCAGCATTAATCACATGATCTTCTGCGTGTTCGAGGTGCTTCAGCTTTTCTTCGCTGGCTTCTTCTGTAAGGAAATTTTTAAATGCTGTCATTTGATTGTCTTTATCGATCCATCTGGTTTCACGAAATAAGCTTCGAATTTAACATTAGGGTATTCCTTTTGGAGTTCCAGGAATGCCTTCAGGTTACTCATCGCATCGTCGTATAAACGAGTTTTAGTGTAGTTTTGAGTATTTAGGTATTTGCGAAACACAACTTTCTTTGCTTCAGCAGGTGAATCCATTCCTAGATTACCTGAACGCTCAACGTGCATTGAGTCGATTGGAAGACCATGATCGCGGAAAGTCTGAAGGAACATTTCCTTATCGTCAAAGTCAGCTCGAGCCGTTACAATAATTGCTCGGCTATGAACGTTCTTTTTGGCTTTGACAATGGCCTTGGCCTTGTTAATCATCCGAACGATTGGTGTAGAGGTCTTACGAAACACCTCAGCAGATGCAAACTCTCTGAAGTCGTATTCTTCACCGGCCTTACGTTTGTAGGTATTGAATTCCTGGTTGTCCAACATCCGAACAACTTTGCCATCCTTTACTACAGCAACTTTGGCTTTGGTATGAAAGAGCGTCTCATCGATATCAAAGATCGTGAGAGTTCCGGAACCAATGAAGTTTTTAAATCTGTTTATCTTTTTCATATTATCTTTATATCTTGTTTTGAAAAAAATGTCAACTTATTTTAGCGTAAAAATGGATTTTTTTTCGCAGTTCCTGGCTTGACCGAATATTTGCTATCAGGCATTTTGGTGATCTTAATCTCAGCCTGAACTTCATAAAATTGCGAGCGAGTCGATACACGAACTTTAAAGTCACCTTCTCCAGATAAAACTGGAATGGCGGTGTTAAGCCCAAGCGGATTACCTTTACCAATCATGTAAAAGTCGTCTCCAGCTTGCATGTAGTATGCTGGTTCTCTTTTGCCTTCTAAATAGTGGCGAGTTACAAGTGCACCTAGATTCATACCAGGTTCATTAGCAATATAACGATTAATGTTTGACTGAGAGAAATAAGATTTCATAACGTGTAATGGAACGGCACCAGGTTCATTTAACCCACCTTTGCTGGTAGGAATCTTAATCACTTTCTCAGGAATACCAGAGTATTTAGAAATGTCTTTAATGAACTGCTTTGCTTTAGCTGATGAGTTCAAAATCTTAACTGCTTCGGCAGCAGCTGGAGTTTTATATGTTGTTTGCCACTTACCATCACTATAAAATACACGAGGATTAGATAGATTGTCGGTGTGCGACATCTTGACTTCTACCCAAACTTTATCAATACGTCTATTATTATAGGAAGTGATTTTAACATCAGATAAGTCAGTAGCACCAGGAGGACGCGTAGCTGTAACACCAGGAATACTATTGATATTGTCGGCTACGTCTTTTTCGTACTTGTCAGATGCTGCACTCATAAAAACTCCTCAGTCTATTTATCATATAAAAAAAGGCCAGCCCTTGTGCAACGCAACAGAGGGGCTGGCCATATTAATCTTATTTATACTATTAAGCGGCAATAAACCATTCTGGAGTTGGCCGCTTGGTCCATGCCATCTTGAATCGATCCTGTTTGGTCTGATAGAACTTACGATAAGATCCTACGATGTCATTGTAGTTAATACACTCAGGATTAGCCTTCATGGCTAGTGGTTGAGGAGTCTTGTAACCAACAGGAATGTTACGAGGCAATTGCTTGAGTACCTCACGTAGCAACGTATCAGTGGCATGAACCTTACCATAACGATACGTGTACTCATCACAGAGAGCTACAAAATGGACATAATGCCAGTTGTAGTTGTTATTGCTCTCGGCCGTCCAGATGGTACAAGGGTGATGCATATGAACTGCACGATAGAGAACATCCTCACGACTGTCAGGAAGAGTCCATGCCTTTGACATAGTCTTGCCAGACTTTGATGGCACACGAGTCTGTACGCCGTCAAGCATACGATGAACTGTCGAAAGCATTTGAGCTGACTCGACAATCATCTTGACAACGTGCTTATCGCACTGCAATTGAGCGGCTACAACTGGATCACTATCAAGAACAAATAAATTCATAATAATACCTTAATACATCAAACACGAAATATTGTACACCGTTTTATATCTGAATTCCTGTGGTCTGCTTAATATACTGATTTGCTACCATCTGGCCAGTTTTCACGGCACCAACAATAGTCGTATCAGAGATCAATACGTTACTATCAGGTGCAGACACCAACCATGGCATCATACCGAATCCACCATTACCAGTCATGGCAATTGACCGTGGCTTAATAAGCTCAGTCACTCCACCTTCTTGCTTCACTCGTGCAATGATTTCCTCACCCGAGATAAGCTTAATCGTATAAACTTCATTCTGTTCCATTATCTTCTACCTTATGCACGTATTTAAATTTCTGTTCTTCTGGCCAAGCTTTAAGATAGTCATTGTCCTCGTCAAACAAGCGAAGATACTCTGCATCATCGATAACACGAGTAGAAGTGATTGTCTCGTCAAGATGTAACTGACTAAACTCTTCAGCCTCTTTGAAAATCACAGTATCTTTGGCATCATCTGCGCTTTCACATTCAATGACATATCGCATGCGAAACATGTCGATTGTCTCTACAAGATACTTAGGCACCTTTTACCTCGCGAAAAGTTGTTTTACCATATTGAGTTGCATAATACCATTGGCCACCACAGACAGTGCACCAAATATCACCAGTAGTAGTATTACCATCTGGGTTGGTATTATTGCCGTGCTTGTCATAGACTGGCGGATAGTATGCACATGTAGTCATACCAGCGCCGACACGAAACCTGCATTCATCTGCACAATTAGGATTCGGATTCAAGGTCTATTCCTTTTACTTGTCTAACTCATCAAACTCAACGCTGCCAGGAACAGTGTACCAGCTGATAACACGCTCAAACGATTTAATCATCTTGCGAATCTGCTTGCGATCCTCTTTAGGATCTAGTGAAAACACCTTTGCATTACCGCGCTCATAGTCTTTCAACAAAGCTGAACGCGACTCAAAGAGTTGCTCAACAATAATGTTATCAATAGTTTCCCAATCAAGTTCTACAGTAATCTTACTCATCAATATTCACCTTTCTATAACGATTAACAGTTCCATCAGCTTCTTCAACCATGATCTCATCAAGGTTCTTGTTCTCAGCAAAGATACGTGGTTCGTGATCAGCAACAACACGGTGTGCTTCACGTAGTTTACGCATTACAGCGTTAGCAATACCAAACTTATTACGATTGGTATTCATTGCTTCCTCAACTGCTTCGGCACAAGCTCTATACAGTTCATCAGGAAGTTCCCATGAGTGGTCGTTGTACGAACCAGGTGTCATTGTACCAACACGACGAAGGTATTCCTGGCCACCATCAACAGAGATGGCACCACATGTACAAGTCACAAAATCATGACGATGCTTAGAGACAATGAAGTCTCCGCATCCATTACAACTTGCTGCGTTTTGAATAATCATGCTACTAACCTTTCGTGCACCTGGCGAATGTGCTTACACTTGCCATGGAAATTAAAACCAGTGCAATTACAAACCCAGCCACGCTCTGTCATTGTAGTATGGTAGGTCTTACCTTGCGAATTAGTGTATGGCCAAGAGAACCCAACAAGATGATGGTCATCAAAATTGATGCCGGTCATTTTCAATGGTACCTTGAACGGGCTTACGCCATAAAGATTTAATGTTTCAATCATAATTTAGTCTACCACCATTTGATAAAAATGTCAACTGAAAAATAGAGAAATTAAACAAAAAAATATGAATCCATATAAAACAAAGCTAAAAGCAACCTTGGCGACCTTGAGCCCTACCCAAAAGAAGAGACCCAAGATCGCCAAGAACGGCAACAGCAAGAACAGGAGTATGAAACTCAACTGCGCCTCTTACCTGTTGCCGGGTCGGCCGCGTCAGACTTGGAAAGGACAACAAGTCCGCCTTTGTTATAGGCTTGGCCGACGATAAACTTACTACTTACCTCGAGCTTTTCACGCTCGAAAGCCGAGTTCTTTCCGTAGTGTACACCAATCTCGTTTTGAGAAGGATACTTTTTACGGTGATCTGATACGCTGTAATCAGGCATCGGAGTACCGCGAAGTTTAGGCTTATAATTGCCTGCACGGTACTGTTTGTATTCTTCGAACGTTTTTGGCTTGACACCAATACGCTTACAAAACTTACAGTCTTCGAGCCAAGCCAAACCAATCTTGGTATGCTTGGACGCAGACATTTTAGACTTACGCTTACCAGTATGAGTGGTAGTGTAAGCAGGACCTAGAAGATGCATTGTCATAAGTAACCTCCAGATTTTGTTATACACTACCACTCAATTAATGTCAACAATTATCTTACGTTGACGATACCCTTGAAGTCATAAGGTACCACAACCGTATTCACCTTGCCGTTCTTCACGCCTTCAGCGATGTCTTGCAGAGCCATAGCAGCCATGTACTCGGTAGCACCCTTGTTGGCGTTCAGAGCGGCAATACGCTCAGCTTCCAGCTTAGCAGTACGAACCTCTACCAGCTTTTGCTTCTCAGCGTTCTGTGCCTGAACCAGTTGGTTAGCCGATGCTACGATGTTGGCAGCAGGCTTGATCTGACGAACAAGAACCTGCGAGACTACAATCGAACCGTCGAGCTTCTCTGAAGCAAGTTGCGCAACGATCTCTTGACGAACAAGCTGCTCGATCTCTGCACGATTATCAGCCATCTTCAAGGACTCGTACTTACGAGCGACCTTATAGGCAGCATTACGACCGAGCTGACGAATGTAGTTGTACATCAACAGCGTATCACCTTCTTCGGTTTCAGCATGGAAACCACGGTTCTTCTCGATGTAGAGTTCTGCAACCGAACCAGGATTGATCGAGTAGATCACAGCCATATCAAAGTCTGCAACTGTCGAGTTATCCGAAGCCAACGGAGTCAGATCAACAACATCAACAGAGACGTCCTTGGTAGGAAACGTCATAACATCGCCAAACAGTGTCTGGTTGATTGATCCTGGCATCAACTCTGTGGTTTCAATGGTCTTGTCGATAGCACGACGAACACCAACTTCACCAGTTTCGATTCGAGTACATGCAGCAGTCGTAGCCATCAGACCAGCGAGCACAGCAATTTTAGCAATACGATTCATTCTATACATTCCTTTTCAATTAAAACAAAAATACGATAGCCATAGCAACAGCAGTAGTGACTGCCGCAATTGCCAACGAGTAACCAGCTAACGCAACAAATTGCATTCGTTCTTTTCCGGTTAGCCTGCGGAAAATATCGATGCTTGTATATAATACTATAAACAACGCAACAAAAGCAACAATTATTTTACTCATAACAACTCCTTAACCTGGACCACTTCCATTACCCCATGCTTTTGCGGGACCTTCATATTCCGCATCCTTCCAACGTTGTTGGATTCTTTGTTCAACCTCGTCAAAGTGAAGAGGAGTGAAATCGGTTTGTTCAACGCAGACACAAAGATAGCGAGGATCTGGCTTATAGACAATATCCTCGTCGATAACTTGCCAACTCATAACCTCATTCGCATGGAGATGGCCATGTACGTTGACACGGAACCGTTCTGTCACGCAGTCAGGATGCAGAGGTATATGACTCAGGATGAACTTATCTACAAACACACGAACACCATGAAGTTGTTCGAAACCAACATCGCGGTAATCGTTATCCTTGAAGATGTCGTGGTTGCCACGAACAAGGATCTTACGACCATTCATCCGCTTTACCAGCTCGAGATACTTCTTGTTGATTACCACATCACCCAGGAAGTAGACAGTGTCCTGCTCCTTGACCTTCGCGTTGTGACGCTCGATCATAGTCTCGTTCATTTCCTCGTTAGAGGTGAACGGACGGAGAGGGCTGCCATCCTCTAGCTTGAACTTTTCCCACGAGTTCTGATGACCGAGGTGGTGATCAGAAACAACGAATCTGTTTACAAATTTTGTCATAATCTTCTTTTATACTAAATTGCATATTATGTACACAGTTATTTTCACACAAATGTAATTTTATCAAAACCTTCTGACATGAGAGGAATCTCATAACTATCGATCATCTTATCAAGAACTTCCTGAGGAATGGTCTTGCCTCGGCGTGAATTCAGGCGACGCTTCCACTCTTCTTTAGGAAGAGCTTCCGACCCAACCTCAGGAAACACAATAGCCTCGATCTCATAGCGATGCAACTTCAACTTCTGAATGAACTTAGCACGAGACTTTGCAGTCAGATTAGTGCGGTCGATAATAAAATCATTTCCGCGCACCAGACATGTAGTAATTTGCCTCCACATTATCTGTTCGGCAAACTGAATAAGTCCCTTGAATCCTTCATCATATGTCATGCCATAGCTGCTAGCTACTTCTTGGATTATGTTATCAGTTGACGCCACAATCGGCGGGTATTCTCCGTACTTTTTGTACTGCCAAGTAGACTTACCAGACGCAGGCACACCAACTAACATTATACATTCAGGCATTATACTTCACTCCAGGAAACCAAGCATCACGAATTGCTTCGTACTTTGCCGTCTTGGTCAAGTTGTTATGAATCGTGTTACGAACATCAGCATCGATCTTCTCTTGTGTAGCACCCTCAAAGTTCTTGAATACAATAGGTCGAGTATGAGAATGCATATTGGATGACATAGTAGAAAGCGCAAAATCTTTACGTGAAATTTGATTTTTATTTAGGGTATCAACAATCACAGCAATCGCTTTTATCTGTCGATGCAAAGCCGCATTAAAGTCCCCCTCAAACGCAGTCAATCGATCACGATCTTCCTGAGGCAAGTGAGCCTTCACGTCATCGAGCTTATCGTCAAGAATCAACTCAACGATGTTACGATCTTGAAGGATGGCTTCCTTTGCCTTGTGAATCTGCAGATACCAATGGCACTTCAGTTTCAGCATGTGACCATCAGAGAAACGAACAACAAAGCCTTCAACGTCTTCCATATCACGAACATACTCGAGGAAAGCCCTCATATCGGTCCGAGGAGCATATGCATTAACAACAGGGATAAAGTACTGATCAGCCGTGTTGATCATGATATCCCGAGACATATAACGACCAGTAGTCATGTCACGCATGGCAGTCAGAATCAACTGATCTTCCTTGTAGTCAAGAACAATACGCTGCTTACGCGAACACCATTCGAAGATAGGAGTATATCCACGTCTGATTACAAACTTCGCAAACTGACGATAGTTAGGATGGTCTTCGATAAACTTCTCGACAGGCTTGGCCACATCAGTAGCACCCATCTTCGTACCCCAAATCATTTCATCGTTCACAACAAACGGAGCAATCATCGAGCCATCCAGCTTCTCAAGGATAGTATGAAACTGCGACAGATCGACCACATTGTCCTGAGTCTCTTCACGCTCATTGACGTTGAAGAACTTGTGGAACGGGCGACGAATGATCTCGCCAGTCGCAGTATCAAAGATGATACCACGACATTCACGACGAAGTCGAGCATGAAGGTTTTCGATCTCATAATGATCGTGGTTTGCACGAAGATCAGAAGAATCTAGAACATCAGGAAACGTGTCAGCCATCATCACATTGTAGTTGATGACAGTGTAACCTTCCTTGACAGCCACAACGAATTCGTCGCGACCTTCGATTGCAGGCAGCACATCAGAGATGTTTCGGATAGTAGGAAATTCGTAGTTCATGATAACCTCAAAAAGATCAGACGGCGACGGACCAGGACACTTAGCAATTCAGCAATATACGAAATCCCACTCGGGATCCATCGCCATCTGATAGTTTAGTCTATACTATATTTGGAAAAATGTCAACAATTAAATTTGTTTTCCATCAAGGATGAAGTAACCACGACCAAGTTCATCACGATCGAAAACCAGGATCTCATCGTTCATGAGAATCTGCAGAGGAGCTTCACCCTGAGCGTTGTAAGCACCACCGAGGCGAGCGAAATATTCTTCGACGGTGTAGTGCTTGATCAGAGTCTTGATGAACTTAGCTTTGGTAACTGGACCACGATGCTTGAACCGAGCAACGAACTTACGTTCCGTACCAGTGTTATAGTGGATGTATCCACCGTTGCCAGATTCGAAGTTGGTTTTAGCAAATGCAGTCATAATCAGTTCCTTTGTTCATTCCTTATATTATTAGTATAGTATATTTTGATAAAAATGTCAACTAAAAAATGCATCGTTGCTAATTAATTCAAAATCTTTTTTGCTTATGTTGCCACGTTCAATTTCGTATTCAAGGCGATTTTGCTTTCTCGTCGTACCATCCAGTTCTTCGATAATGATATCATATTCACTGGCTCTTTTCAACCAAGCTCGACGATCTTCTCTTTTCCTCCAGGCAGCACGAAGCGATTCAAATTTACCAAATTTGGCAATTTGATCTTTCAGTTTAATTTGTTCTGATGTGTCTTCTGTAAACCAGATATGAGTTTCTAAATTGAAAAACAATTCATCTAAGATTTTTATTTTTTCCAACCGATTCATTAAAATTCTCCTTGCTAGAGAACCTTTATATCATGTTTTGAATATATTGTAAACAAAAAAAGAGGGGAGCCTCTCGACTCCCCTCCAAATGCGTGTAGCAGGAGGAACCCCACCTGTAATCCTGCCTATTCCAGTCGTCAATTAAGACACTTGCCTCTTTTACGGATGAAACCGCAAATCCACGCACCACATAGTGTACATATATTTATACGAGAAAAGTTGATTCGTTAAAAGAAAATTTAGTTTTAGCTAAAAAAAATGATGGTGTGAATCCATCAAATCCACCACCAAAGTTCAGGTGACGAACCATCTCCTTAGCCTTACGCATTCCTAGTCCCGAGAGTACAATCTGATCGGTTTTGGTTTCAAGGATATCACCACCTTGTTCAACATAGCCACCACCAATATCAATCAGCTGCTTGTCATTTACAATCTTATAGTTAACCATTAGTCTTCCTCCATTGAAATCCAAAACAAAGTTCTTGCATTTTACGATGAAACCAGTTAGGCACCTGTCCTTTGTTGGGGTTATAAACGATAGCACCAGGCTGGCCACTGCCATAATCCCCCATCAACCATACTGCCCATTCAGACTTTTCTGGCAGTTTGATAACCAGGTTGTCGGGCATTTCCATTGCATACCAGCTGCCATCATCTTCGGCCACCATTACTTAAATCCTTGAAATTTGTTTTTGTTGAACTTATTAACTGGCTTTGATTCTTCATTGAGTCTACTACCAGAACTCGACTTATCAAATACAGGAACATCGTCGTCCTGCATGAGATCTTCTTGAGCAGAGGCTTCTACATTATAGAGTCTCATCTTTGAATAGTCAACACCAATCACGAATCGTTTATGAACAGCAGGATCACCATAACGATTCTTGAGCTGCTTGACCATGATTTGATCGAGTTGACGAAGTTCTTCACTGGTCACAAGAGCAAACATAAAGTCGGCCGTTGCTGGTAGACCAAACGATTCAGAAGTATCTTCCAATCCAACATCAGAGTTACTATAGCCAGAACGAGTTGTCTGAGTAGCCGAGACAATTGGAACATTGAACTCAACAGCCAGACCACGAAGCTCTTCAGCAATTGCTTTGATGTAGGTGTAGGAGTTTACATTCGATCCTGCCTTGATACGAGAAGAAGCACAGATGTTCAGATAATCGATATAGATAATATCTGGAACAAAGTCTTTCTTCAAGTTCAGTTCATTCAATAGATGCCTGAAGTTAGCCGAACCAGCAGTTGCAGTTGGATACTCCTTCACAATCAACTTGCCCTTGGCACGATCACGAACACGACCAATCAACTTATAGTAGATTGCTTGTGGAAGCTCCTTCAATTCGTCGAGCGTTACACCGAGTAGATTTGCATCCACGCGTTCAGCAATTCTTTCTTCAGCCATTTCCATGGTGATATAAAGAACGTTCTGACCAGACAAAAGATTTTGAGCTGCGCCGTGACACATGAATAGAGACTTACCAACGCCAGTACCAGCAAGAGCAATATTCAGAGTCTTACGCGGTAGGCCACCCTGAGTAATCTTGTTAAAGAAGTCAAGATCAAAAGGAATACGAACTTCCTTGCGATGATAGAACTCATAACGAGCATCAGCATCATCAAGGAAGTCGTGGCCAATCGAGTTGTCGAATGAAACACCGAGAGCGTCCTGCAAGATCTTAGGGATAGCACCAACACTGATGCTATCCTTCTTATTATCATCTACAATCTGAATCGATTGCATCAGAGCATTATATAGAGCTTTGTCTTTACAGAACTTCTCGGTGGAGTCAACAAGCCAATTCATATCCTTCTCTTCAGACTTGTCAAGAGTTGACACGAGATCTTTGGCTCGCTTGAACTGTTCTTCAGTCAAGCCAGTTTTCTCGTTCAAATCAATGTCAAGCGCAGTCTTAGTCGGAAACGAGTTGTACTTGTTCACATAGTCAGTGATTAGGTCGAACACTGTACGATCAACCTGGTCACTGAAATAGTCTGACTGTAAGAATGGAATTACCTTGCGTGCATACTCCTCATTGTTAATCAAATTGCCGAAGATAACATTCTCAATTTTCATTCGCCTTCCAGCTCCTCATAAACGGATTCAACTTCATCTTCCTGCATGATACTACCGGAAGCTACACGATACCTATTCTCAATGAATTCATTGAACTTCGGGCATTGTAGAATTGGATGCCAGAAGCTAAAGCTATAAGTATCATTCATACGATAAGACTTATCAAGGATCTCACCGGTTTCCATGTCAACACGCTGGAACCAACCAACCTTTGGCTTGATTACGTGGCCAGACTCGAGAGCCATGTCCATCAAACCAGACCACTTGGAAATACCTTCATCCCAAGAAACTTCGATTGGAATCTTGCTCTTTTCTTTGACAAAGCGAGACTTCTCGACGTTGATGATGAAGTTATAACCTACAACATCCTTGCCATCTTTCTCTTGCTGACGACCAAGAATGAAGATGTTATCAGCTGAGTAATAGATACCAGTACCACCAGATACAACTGGCTTCGAGAACATTTCCTGAGTCATGTAAGTATGGTTTACCACAACCATCGGAATATCCTTGATGGTCAAGTGAGGAGTTACCATACGGAACAGAGACTTGAGCTGCTTAGCACGAGTCATGTCAGCTGCTGAGTTTTGCTTCAGAGCATCATCAACTTCTTTCTTTGAAGCCAAGTTACCAACCGAGTCAATGATAATCATAACATGTTCACCACGACCAATCTGTTCA